CTTGCAGAGAAGGCGATGAAAGCTGCATAAGGCTGAAAAGCTTGTGAAAGCCTGGTGTGCTATAATATAAAGAGTTTTTCATAATCCATAAGAAGAATCATGGCAGAATCAAGCACATCTGTCTTTGAAACAAAATACAACGAGTTTGTTGAGGATGTTCTCGGTGCCCTCCCCGAATATACGGCAGCGATTCAGGCCGCCAAGGCACTCGATCACAAGACACGCCTGGCACGATTCCAAGAGGAGGTGAAAGTGACAAATACCCTGGCAGGTAGCACAGAGGATGTTCAGAAGAATCCTGGTACGATTTTGCCAGGAGTGAAGCTGACGGATGCCGTCTGGGCCACTCTATCAGAGAACACCAAGAAGGCAATCTGGGAGCATGTTCGCATCATCTCCATCTGCTGCTTTATGGAGGCAGGGTTTGGCGGAGATTCCAAGCCGTCCTGGATGGATGATGCGATGAAGGAGATGAAAGCGAAGATGGAGAGCACGGACTTCCAAGATATCATCAAGAAATTTATGAAGTTCTTTACTCTCGATCCAAGTGATGCAACGGGCACCAATTCAAAGAGCGATCAAAAGGATTCCAAGGGTATACCCGACTTGAAGGGTCTCTTCGAAAATGGTTTCCCCAAGCTCCCTGAAAGATTCTTGAAGGGCCATATGGCGAGATTGGCGCAGGAGATTGTGAAGGAGATTAAGCCAGATGATCTGGGAATTACCCCTGAAATGCTAAAAGCATGTGAGAAGGATCCGTCCCGGGCATTTAATATTCTGATTTCAACCTTTTCGGATAACCCTGGTATCATTCAAAAGACCATTGCCCGAATCGGAAATCGTCTCCAGAAAATGGTTCAATCAGGCTCCATCCGCCCAGATGATATTGCACGCGAGGCGGAAGAGCTCATGAAGGAATTCGCTGAAAATTCGAGTTTTGTGGATATGATGCAGGGGATCAAGAGCGCCTTTGGAATGGAGGATATGGACACTGCGCGAAAGGCAGGAAGAGAGGGGAGCGCACGACTCTCCACTGCACGAGATCGCCTACGAAAGAAGCTTGAGAAGAAGAAACAAATGGGAGATAAGAAATAAAATGGCTAAGGGTTAGGATAATGAGTAAGAAGGAGTGTGAACTTCCATTTTGGAGAGATTACTCCGTTGTACTAAATCATTTTACATTGCAATATACTCCACAATGTGAGCACTCTAAATGGAATTTTCTTTTCCGGTTACTACTCGTATCGATCTTTGTTGGAATGATTGCCAGTGTGCTTGGCGGATTGTCCGCATTTTTGGTAACAATTCTATTTGGCACCCTTACCGCATTTGCGATTATTATGATTACTCCCACAGATGGAATAAAGAAATGGGATACCTATCATAGTTTGCCCTATGTTGCGAATGTGAACCCCTCTACTGGCTCCGCGGATCCCTCTGCCGATCCTTCTGCGTATATCGCACCACTAAGAGAGCATTTTGTGAATGGAGGGTCGAGACAGGGAAGCACTCAGCCATCGGGCCCCACAGGCTTTGTAGAGGTCGATGCCTTTCCTTATTCGGGCCCCGCTCTCCCTGACTATACTCCTCCCACTTCTCGCAATCTCTTCATGAATGTTTTACTCGATGAGATCAAATACAATCCAGGCCGCCCTGAGGCAGCACCTGTCGACAATCCAACCGTGAAGCAGACGATGGATGACTATTTCCGCGTGCAATGGTTTTCGGATCCAACGGATGTCTTTGGAAAGAATCAGAGCCAGCGCCAGTTTGTCACACAGCCGTCGACCACGGTTCCCAACGATCAGGGGGCGTTTGCAGATTGGTTGTATCGCATCCCTGGCAAGACCTGCAAGGAGGGCGGACGCGAGGCATGCTTGGCAGGCACGGATGGTGGCCCCATTCCTTGGTTAAATCAGGCATCATAAGGGTAAGCGAACAATTTATATCATATGATGATAATTGTTGTTAGCTTGTGGTAAAATCTACATTTATCATGGTAAATCGAGGTGCAAGTTCAATGGAACAAATCACTTCATAGCGAAGAGAGGATAGGCCATTTATATGGTTTCCTGTTTCTACCTCTTTCTTATGATGCTCGGTATTTATATTTGTTGTAATAATTATATTTGGACGTGAATGATCGTGATGAATGCATCGTGATGTATCGTTAAGATCAACTGCATGTTTGATATCAATTGGAATGCCATATTTTTTTGCTCGATAGAAAATGGTATTATCTTCTATTCCCCATCCGTAATAATTTGGAAATCCATTAATCGTTTCGTAATCTTTTTTCCAAAAACAACAAATAGTTCCTAAGTTTTCGTTTAAACCAATTGGATGCCGAATATGGTTAGGAGGTGTATCATATGAAATAGATCCCCATGAAGTTGGATAGATATCTACATCGTGAAAAATAAATAATCCGTCGGGTCTTACTTTACATACCTCCAAAAATCCAATATTCAACATAGCCCCGCGATTAAATGCTCCTGGTGTAATTTGATGAATGACATAAAAATGGGCGTCAATGCCTTTTCCCTCTAGATAGCCTGTAAATCTCCGAATAAATTCCTGTAAATGTGCATTACGATTCCGATAGGGGATAATAAAATTATATTTCATTATATCATTGTATCATTTCATATTTAAGCTACATTATAGGTCTTTGCATGTATTATAAAATAGCAACTTGATCCATGAAAATGCTTCTCCAAATGATTTGCGTTGATGAAATACATAAAATGCAAATCCAACAAAAATGATTAGAAAGGTAAGCGCATTCATGATTTTACCAATTTTGAGATATAATTTTAGGGATTCATCAGGGGCATTACTATTATTTTCAATGTAAATCTTAATACTCTGATCAATTAATAATAATAAAATAAGTGGCACCGAAAAATACCATTTGCTTTTCGTCATCAATAAAAAGATAAAATAAATAAAAATCGTTTTCACCCATAATTTTCCAATCGAGATATTCTTTTTGGGATTCACAACGATAAATAATAAGAAAAATGCAACAATACCAAAAAAATGTCGAGCCCATGGATTGTGTTTAATCATGCTCTGTAAATCACAACTCACCATTGGACTTAACAGACCAAATAGTAACCATAAATACAGTGCAGAAATGGATTCTCTCGCATCAAAAATATCATTCCATAAAACGGGATGCTTGCCTGGATCGTACATTCTATAGAGTCTTCTTGTTTTTTATGGATCTAAGAATGGGCTGGGTTTGAAGATAGGGCTTGGTACTACAACGAAATTTCTTTAGAGTTTTCCCCTTGGTCTGAAGAACCGAGCGGACGCAGATACCAATGGCAGCCTTCTCCTTTCCCTTCGTTGATCGAGTTTGGCCCTCTGTTCTTCGAACAGAGCATGCTGTTCCGTTTTCAACGGAACATGGATCCGGTCGGACGCGAACTGTTTTCCGCACGGACTTGATACAGTGGCAGAATCGGGTTGTCAGTGATTTTCGTTTTTGCATTCTGATTAGTTCTCTCATTTTTTTATACGATCGTACTTCAGAGATCATGGAGATCAACCGCTTAACTCACTCCAGAGACGACCTTTGTGGAATTCAATCCTTTTATGCCCAATCTGTCGGCCCTGGTCGTTACCAGACTACCAATTTGGTACCTAAGGCCACCGGCGTCAATCCAACGGCAGTTGACCAATTGCTCATGTACCCTCGCGAAGGATACGGCTACAATAACGCAGCGATTGATGCCGATTCCATTCTTCGTAATCAGATTGCCTTTAAGAACAACCGCTGCCAGATCCGCCCCCAGGCGCGTCCCTTCCTTACTGTTCCTTACATGCAAGGTGGCAACCCCTCCCGTGATGTAGAGAGCCTTCTGCTACATTCAGAGCAGGTTCGCATGGGTAAGGAATGCGGTACGGTGACCGAGCAGTTCTTCTCTCAGCAATACACTCCGATGATCCCCATCTTGAAAAACAATATTCAGAACCCGAAGAACCTTGTCCCCGAGGTGGCCGCGGCAGGCTGGGTTCATGGAGGTATTCCCACGCGTTCGTATCTCCGCGATGTCAATTGCTAAGCATATTTATTCAATATGATCCGGTTATTTTCCATTTCTGGATCATGTTAATTTTCTCAAAATGATATAGAACATGTCTGCTGCTCCCAAAAAGACTCTAACGGCTGCAGAGCGCCAAGCAAAATTGCAAGAGATGCTTGCCAAACAGGAAAGAGAGGCCTCGGAGCGTAAGCAGAAGCTGACCGAGCAGATTGCCGCCCAGGCGGCAAAGGCAGAGGCAGAGGCGGTCGCGGCTGCAGCAAAGGCGGCTCGTAATGCATCGCTTGCTGTGTTTGGCGTCCCGGCTATGAAGGAAAAATCCGTAACACGCATGTCGGCAGCAAAGAGGCTGGAATTGATGATGGCCCAAAATGAGGGAAGGGCAACCAATGTAGTGGATCCTGCTGCCGTGAAAAAGGCGGCGGAAGAGGCATTTAAGGCACTGTCTGCCCCCAAGAAGATTGAATATTTGCGTGCAAAAGCCGCGGCTGATATTGCAGAGGCAGAGGCCAAGCTAGCCGTATACAGAGTAAAGGTGGAGGAGCGTCTTGCTCGTGATATTGCCGCAGTGCATAAAGAGACGGGTGACCCTGCAGAGGCCCTTTCCGACCTTGTTTCTGCGGTGGCCTCTTCCTCTTCTTCCTCGATGGCTGCCTCCCCTGCCTCGGTGAAGTCGGTGCGTCGCACCACCCAACAGGTGTTTAACAACCTTCAGCGTGAGCTGGCATATGAAGAGGGTCGTGTGCAGCGCCGTGCGGAAGGTAAGGCACTCTCTCCTCGCCCCACCGCGACACGCAAGTCTACCCCTGAGAGGGTTAAGACACTGCAGGCGAAACTTGCAGAGTCCCAGATGAAGCTCAACTCTGCCGCCACGAGAAAGCTTGAGTCGGCTTCGAAGAAGTCCGCCACGAAACAAAAGGCGAACAACAATGCGGCCAGACTAGAAGCCTATATGCGGGCACGCGCGGAAAAAAAGAAGGCTGAATCTTCTGGTGCAGCCGCTTCTTCTCGTAGCAATGAGTAAAGCGCTAACAAGACGGCGTCGCCGTTTCTTTTAGACCCTTAATGAATTCTCGAATCGCTTGTAGATTCTCTTCCACGGAGCAACCAGGCTCGGTGGAGAGGGTTAGAACGGGAATGGTCGTATTCTCAATCCACTTCTTGTGCTGTTGATCCAGTGCATCCAGATAGTCGAGTTGAATGCGATCCTCTCCTTGACGATTACGAATCTGGATACGATCCTTTGAAGTGGCAGAACTCGTAGATAGATAGATGATCCCATGTACGGGATGTTGTTTGCTAAAGATGGAGAACCATGTATCATAGAGCTCCCATTCCAGCGGATCCATGTCGCCTGCATCGCGGAGCATTTCCGCAAAGACATATTTATCGGTTAGCACCGAGCGCTCGGTCAGAATAATGTGCGGCCCCTTCACGGAGCGATCCAGACGCTGGACCGCTTCCTGAATGTTTTTGAGGCGAGTGAGAATGGCGCAGTTTTGAAAGGTATAGGCCCAACGCTTTTTATCTTCATAGAACAACTCTAATAAGTTCTTTCCAGCCGCATTGTGAAGAGCCGTCCATTGCCCCACAGGTTCATCAACCACATGGAGATCGGGAAGAGCCTTACGGATCTCCGCCAACAGAGTGGATTTGCCTGCGCCAATGTTACCATCGAGAGAAAGAATCAAGTGTGACATAATGGACTGTCTTATCCATCCAATGGGGAACCTACATTGTCAATTTTTATCGCATTTAAATTCAATCCCGAGATCAGAACGAATGGCACTCTATTTAAGTACCGTCGAAGATGCATATGGGCCCATTTTAACGGCGCACTGGGAGAAAAAGGAAGACCCGCAGCATTATGAATATCTTACCTCGCAGTTTGTGAACCCGAATCCAAAACGACACATTTTGGGCCTTGTCGGTGGAAATGAGGCCAGTTTGATTAAAGGCAATATGGTCGATTTGGAGTCCGATTTGCGCGGCATCAACATCCCGAACACCTTTTGCCCGTGGAAACAGTATCAGCCTCCGCCGAAGCATCAAACTGAGATTGTCCGAGACAACACCAAGATCTCCCTCAAGATTGATGTGCAGAAGGCAAACCTACCGGCCTATCAAATGATTGCCTACCCTGCAGTGGTGGCACCATTTCCCATCAAGAACGAAGTATGCGTCACTCCCGAGAAGTATTAAATACTTTAGAATCTGTTATCTTTTTCCTCGCTATTTTATTAAACATAGCTAATAAGAAGAATGTCGTGCTATACTACACAGCAGGCTCTAACACGCTTGCGAAATGATCCCTTTCACCAAGTGGATGATATGAGAATTACATCGTATGCCGCCCGTTATTATTTAAATCCACCCGCTGCCAACTGCCCGACCACCTTTCCCGTCAATGCAACGACCCGCCTTCAAAAGAGTGGAAATTCATGGGTGGAGGGAGAGTGGAAAACCGATGTAGAGTCCGATTTGAAGGGTATTGACCGCCTGGGTACCAAGATTCGTTGCGACAATGTCCAATATAATCCTGATACGAATGCCTTTACCAATCGCGGTCTTAAAAATGCGAAAGATGAAAATGTGCCGCAGACCTTTGCCCGCCTAGTTGATCCCCCATGCACCCTTCGCACCACGGGCTGGAATCGCTGGCAGCCTCTCTTCCATAATCCCCAGGAGACCTTTGAGACACCATTTGACTTCTTTATTCCGTCTCGTGATCTTGATAAGGATAAATACAATACGCATCGCATGCAATCCTGCTTTACGCCACGCGACCAGCCACCCATTTCTGAGCTGGGGCATGAAAATGACATGTATCCTCGCTACCCTTCTATCCAGACTTAAATGACAAGATTGTATTCAAGCTATGCAGGCAATAGTAGAATTGATACAATGCAGTATCGCCTGTTGTTCATGCTTCTTTACACCCCAACAGGAGCCAATTCGAATTCTAATCAGATCCGTTGATAAACCGTTACTAACTTACTCCTCTTCTTCGGGTGTGAGTAACCACATTTGATGCTCTTTCATTTTCGCCATTTTCAAATGACCTTGCACCCAATTAAAATGTACCAGTACGGCGGTTTCTTTTAATTGATCCACATTTTCATAAAACATTTTTCCATTTGGATAGTGCTCCAATGGAAGAGCGTTCATCATGCATGCTGGTTTGACATATCGGTTAAAATAAGTTTGATCGTTATTATCAAATGCACAGGTCTGATATTTCTTCTGCCCTTTCTCGGATACACAGTCATAAAGTTGGCACAGTCGATCACTGGTTTTGATATACAAATAACCCGTGCACATATTTTTGGTATTTCCATTTTGCTGTGAATCATTTTGAACCCAGACATCATAGGTTGTATCTTGTTGCCATGTTGTCAAATCATGAAGTGGATTGGATCGAAAGACAATGTCACCATCCACCAATAAGACATTTATGTGAAGAGACAGAATCCGATAAATGAGTTCCAATTTCAAATAGCAGATTCGATCATATCCCTTGGTATTCCAGGGGCAAAATGTGCCTAACTCATTCTCCTCCACGCAATATACCTGATAGCCTCTCTTTCGAAGAATGGCCGCGCCCTTGGTATCCAGACACACTAATAGGACTTTTTTATCCAATCCAAAGGGTTCGAGGCTCTTTAGCATGTTAAGAGTGTATAAGAGATATCCGCGATTGGTGATGGTGGTGATCACGGTTTCGCCAATAAGACATGGAAGAAGATGGTCTGCCGTTAAAGAAATCGACATAGTCTATTCTATGGAGTCCTATTTATGCTCCGTTTTCAACAGGGTGCCCTCTCATTTTAAAATTTGGTCTTTCAGAGATCGGGTCGTCTTTTACAAAAAATTTAAAGGTAGAAACTGGTAGTATGGAAATCGCTGCCCTGTCAGGACTTCTTGGATTAGGATGGGTGGTCTCACGAGCCGGTCAGAAAAAATCATCTGCCCCACCAACCCTATCAGCCTCTCAATCAATGGCCCAAAATGTAGCCTCTTCAAGAGTTCTCCCCCCTTCTAACCGCGAACAGCCCCTTCTTCGTGAAGGATTCATGCCGGCTGCGCGAGGTCTAAACTCGGACCCTCTTACTGTCGCCCCAAAAGGTGCAGCTGCCACGGGGTTTGGCCCCGAACTCGATATGATGTATCAAATGCCGAATGGCCAAACCTATCCATCGGAGCCCAGTACTGGGCCATACGGTACGGCACTTGGTTATTCCTCTAATAAGCCGCCTTACGCCCCAGGATATACTCCGGGTACGATGCCAGCCCCTTCTCCCATTGATTCTAATGTCCCCATGATGGAATATCGTTCTGATAATACGGAAAGCAGCCCCACATACATTGATAGTGATTATGTCGTTAGTCCACTATCAGGTCAATCCATTCCATCCAATGAGTTTAAGCATAACAATATGCAGCCTTTCTTTGGAGGGCGCATCAAACAAAATATGGCACCTCAGGCCAATGTCAGTGTGCTCGATGCCTACAATGGAAATGGGTCCACGCAAATGAAAAAGCGCGAAGTCGAAAATATGTTCGAGACCAGCCGCGCTCCCTATGGAAATCCTTATGGCATGGAGGACAACACCGAATTCTTTCAGTCACGCATTGCTACACAGGCGCCTATTGCCCGAAATGGAGAGCGCCCCTTCGAACCCACCAAAGTCGGCTCAGGAATCGGCGAGAAGTTCGGCTTTGCGGGCAAGGGCGGATTTCAGCAGCTGGAAATCAATGAAATCATGCGTCCCAAGGATACCAATGATCTCCGTGTCATCTCCAATCCCAAGGAAACCTATGATACACCGATGGTTCCTGGAGGCCATTTCATCGGTGTAAGCGCAGAGGTCAGCGATGTCGGTGAAGTTCGCAAATACAAGCCCGATACCTTCTACATTGATGAAACGGGTGAGCGCTTCTTTGTCACAAACGGTGAGCTCATCAAGGAGACCGTGCGTTCCACGCAGGTTCTTCCTCACACCACGCGTCCAGAGACCTCCGTCGAATACGAGGGTGTGGCGTCTTCACAGGACTTTGGAGAGAGCTATGTCACGGGTTCGTACCGCATGCCGATGTCGCAGCAATATGGCGGTGCAGGTTATCGTAATGCAGACATGACAACCTACTATACGAAGGACATGGGAGCGCATGAGGCGGATTATGGTAAATCCTCCATTGAGATTCGCCCCAATGAGCGCAATGAGACCTCGGAGCGTGTGATGGCGCTGAATGCGGTCCCTGCTGAGAACGGTATGGTTATCGCACACTACACGGATGATGCTCGCCCCACTCGTCGCGCGGAAACCACGGGTAACATTCGCATGGCAGGCACACCGATCACCTATGCTGAGCGCGCCCCTGCGATTACTGTTTGGGATCCGAAGGACATTGCTCGTACCACTGTCAAGGAGTCTACTATTTATCTGGATCGCCCTGGTATCATGGCGGCGGCCTCGGCGCCGAACCGTCTGAAGGTCTATGATCCTGATGACATTGCGAGACCGACGCAGAAGTCGCAGCTGTCGACCAACCTGGCATGGACGGGACCAGGTGGCAATGGTGCGTGGAACGATGTCATGGATCCGAGCTTTGCGTACAACATGCGCACCAATCCGAACAAGGAGCAGATTGCTCGCGGCCGCAAACCAATCGCTGGTGCGGGCAATTCGGCCACCTTCAATGGCGATCCAGGTCGTCAAGTGTCAAAGAAGCTGGATGCGGACTACATCAACGACCGCGCTCTCGCCATCAATCGCTCACTGGATATCACGCCAGGCGTGGGCGATATCGGTCGCGTGGAGTATCGTGTTCCCCTCAAGCTGGATGTCAGCCGTGAGCGCAACACCTATAGCGCGGTGGAGGCCGTTGACAATAATCCGCTTATGCAGAGTCTTCGCAAGAATGCAGAGATTGATGAGGTGGCGATCCGTGAATATCGTCAGTATCTCTCCGCGCAGGCATAAATTATTCGATTCTAATAAAGGGAATGTCTTGCCCTACATCTCACCGATTTTCTAATGGATTTCGAGTCATTTATCAAGAATCTTCGCAGTCCATTCCCGTTTCTAGTATTCATGTCTTTTGCAATGTGGGGTCTATCTTTGAAACAGATGGTATACGGGGTGCCTCGCATTTGGTAGAACATATGTGTTTTAAAGGCACGGAGACCATTCGAGAGGCGAGAAACCTTCTCGTTCAGTATAATAAGATCGGCGCGGATTTCAATGCCTACACGGAGAAAAGATATACGACTTATCATATTAATTGTGATGATGCACATGTTCCTATGTGTTTGAAATTGCTGTCCGATATGATTTTGCATTCTGTATTTTCCAAAAAGGAATTCTACAAAGAGCAGAAGGTCGTGATTGAGGAACAGATTCGCGGGCAAGATAGTCATATTAGTATTCTGGGGGATGACATGGATGCGATTTATTATAAGGGCAGCCCCTATGCAAATCCGATCGATCACATTTCATATCACCCTACGCCCACGCATTTATCCTATGAGGATATTTTCAAATGGTACAAATGGTTTTATCATCCCTCCAACATGGTATGTAGCATTGTAAGTAATTTGTCATTTGCGAAGGTTATTTCGATGTTGAAAAAGACCGCATTTATGGACCCACCACCGAAAGAATGCCCCCAACTTCCATTTCCCTTTCCCACACCGATGGCGGCATTGGCACCGATCAGTTCGGGAAAGGCGTGTATCCGATACATTCAGAAAAAAGGTGTGGCGGCGACTGTTTTGGCGATTGGATTTCGCACTTGTGGCTTTAAGTCTCCTGATAAATATCCGCTGATGGTCTTGCAGCAAATCCTGAATGGATTTAGTGGAAGATTATTTACAGCACTTCGTACAAAGCGTGGATTAACCTATTCTTCTGTATGCAATGTGGAATTCAATGAACATGCGGGATATCTTCAGATTCGGGTCTTAACGGATCCAAAACGACTCATACAAGAAGATTGTAATGGAGTTCTGCCTGTTCTTGTTCATATGATAGAGGAACTCCAACGAAAGGGGGTTACGGTGGAGGAGGTGCGTCATGCGAAGGGAGGTCTGAAAGGTTCTTATTTGTTGAATTTACAGTCCATCGATGCGATTGCGAGCTATAATGGTTCACAGATCATTCTTACGAATCAGCCTCCAAAGGTTCCCTTTCAAGAAGTGTACGAAACTTATTTGGCGAAGGTGACAAAGGCAGATATTGATCGCGTCATCAAAACATATTTGTGCAAGGAGAATTTGTTGGTGGGAATTCTGTATGATCATGCCGTTCCGAAAAAGAAGATCGAGGAGATCGTGGATCGTGTGGAATAATCTGCGGATAGAGTAGGATGGCAGAAATTCTTGAAATAATTTCTGCACTGGGAAGTTTAATCACATCGTCAAGTTTTAGTAGTAATAAATCTAATACAAATCATAATACAAAAAAAACATTGAATCAGTATTTGTATAATATTAAAATTTTTTTGTTAAACTTTCGTAAGTTATTTGATCAATTAATAGAAAAATTACAACTACTTGATAAGTCAACATTAAATAAAAATTCTATAGATGATATATTTTATGATATTATTCCTAAATTAAATGGTGACTATCAACTACTAAATGAAGTATATAGAGATAATACACCAAATAATAATAATGCACCAGCAGATATAGAAGGAAAACTTGATACAATAGTACATAATGTTCCTCAAATAATGGATAGAATGGCATTAAACATTAATATTATGGTAGGATTAATGAAGAAAAAAGAATATATATCTTCATTTACAATTAAAAATAATCACTTTTCAATTAATAAAAAATCAGGAGGGCGTCGAACTACATATCGGCCATCCAATTGCCATACCAAGCGCACCCGACGAAACTCCAAGAAAACTCGCCGCGCAAAAAAGCATTCTCGCCGATCCCGTCATCCTCGTCGTCGCACACGAAGAGTTTAAACAACTTCATCCATACATGAGTAAATGGAGAACAATCCAGAGGAACCAACTGTCGCCCCTGTCAAGGAGAATCCCGTTCATGAGGAGTCCGCGCTAAGCTCATTTGATCGCGTAAAGGGATGGTGGGGGGACTATCATCAATTTGTGGCAGGTGCAGTATTTGGCGTCTCCGCCATTCTACTGGGATCCTTCCTTCGGTCTCGTCGCAATTAATTGTGCGGATAGAATAGAATGGCAAGACGCAAGTGCAGAACAAGAAGAAAGCGCCGATCGGGTGGTGCAGAATCTCTTGATCCGGCACCCTATCCCGCAGCCGTTATGGCGGAGGGACGGCAGCCAAGCAATGAGATCATGGAGTGGGCGACGACAGCGGGTATTCCTGCGCCGCTCAATATGCAGAATGTGGCACATGGTGGCAAGCGTAGCACGCGTAGAAAGCGTCACGGAAAACGCCATGGAAAACGCCACACGAAGCGCTCTAAGCGCTCTAAACGCACTAAGCGTAGCAGAAAACACAGTGGAGGTGATTGTGGCTGTGCGATTCGCCCATAAAGGAAGATATAGTTCTTCTATATCCAATATGATATATTGAATATAGATAGAATGGCGGATGCAGCAAGAAATCTGTCAGTTTTAACAATGGATGACAAAACACGCGATTCTTATAGCAGTGCTCTTATGCCTGTTTTTATTGCTGGTGGAGTAATGGTTGTAGGAGCTGGAGTATATAAATGGTGGACAACGCGTAACCAACAGCCAGAAAATCCGACAGTACAAGACCAGTCAGTACGAGAACCCCTTCTACAAGGACAACCGCCAACAGGAGGCCGACGCCTCACCCGTCATCGAAAGAATCATAACAGAAAGACGCGTGCTAAACGAAGAACATAAACCCTCTTACCGATGAATTGATAAACGGGGCATGGACTCTCTGTCTGAAGGACAAAGCATACTACCTCAACGAGGCATGGACCACACTCCCATTATTCTAACCGGCCCTCCTGGATGCGGAAAAAGCCACTGGATTCAGAAATACGCCGAACAAATCAACAAACAACTCTTTGTCTGCCCCTGCCGAAAAGATCGTACCCTTCGTGACGGCCGCCAGAAGCTCCACATTTGGGCCCGCCGCACCGAACCCGCCATTTTGTGGCTCGAAGGCGCCGACGATTTAACACCCGAAGCACAAGCCTTTCTCCGCCGCATTTTGGAGACGCACGCCTCGGATGTACTTTTCATTTTGGAGTGTCGCGATGCAGGCCGTCTTCAAGAGCCCATTCGCTCACGATGCAAAATCAAGAAAATCCCTCCTCCCTCCTGGCCAGATCTGGAGACCTATCTCTCCTCCTTTCATGGTGTGAATGCATCAGATATTAAGGAGTATCTTGAACCCAATGAGTATTCCTATCGCCGTGTCATACAGTGTACCATGCTGCAACTTCACTATCCCGAAACATGGAAGACAACCCTTGCACATCGTCGGCAAGAACGAAGCGAATTATCTACCCTATCCGCTGATCAGCTGATCTCTTATATTCAGCGGGGATATCATCCCGATACCTTCATTCATTCCCTTTTATCCGATGAGCGCATTCTAAAAGACTACGGTGCCTGTATGGAACGGGCAGGGTCGTTATGGGCGTTTTTGGGGAGTGCATTGCATCGTCGTACCCATGCGTTCGATACGGTCGCTACAACAACGCCAAAGGAAGAAGAATGAACCGTGATTCCGTGCTATCTGTCTACTCGGATGCGCGAACAGAGTACACCAAACAGCTCTGTGTCTTCTTGGTTCCCGCTTATTTTCAATTCTTTGTTGATTTGTTGGAGAAAGCCAAGCAGGCCATGGTCAATGAGCCAAAGAAGGGGCTCTGGCAATTCCAGAATTACTTGAACGACATTCATGACTGGAATATGGAGCGTGTGAATCAAGAAATTCATATTATTCATACCAATTCGGGTTGTGACTATTTGGAGGATCTTCTTACGGCGGTTTTCATTGCCCACACGAAAGTGCTAACGGCCATTCGTCTGTCCTCCAACCAGAAAAAGGTGGAGATCAACATCCCTAAAGTTGAACATTTTCTCTTCAAGGTTCTATGCGAGACATCGAAATTGCTATGGAGTTCCACTTATCTCTTTCGGGATGGTATTTCGGGCATTGAGAAGCAGCAGAACTATCGAAACATCGAGACGATTTTGAACGATGGCGTTTTGCAGGCCGTGCGCAGCATGGTCCCCGTCAAGTCCATTTTGAAGGATTTTGTGAATCAGGATGTTACGGAGGAGGATAGTGATGATGAGCCCGAAAAGAAGGAGGAGCTAACTGTTCCTCCAGCTGTTTCCATTACGGCAGAGGAGCCAAAGAAGGAAGAGCCAAAGGAAGAGAAACCCGTTGTACCTGTTATAGCACCGGTTGTAGAGAAGCCCGAAGAGAAACCGCTTGAAGAGAAGCCTGCCGAGCAACAGACCATTATCATTGATGATAAGCCTACGGTTCGTTTTGGGCAATTTGATGCAGTATTTGATTCAGATCACCCACATGATTCCGATATGATTTATGATCCGAAGGAGGGCGAAGAAGATGATCCTAATGAAAAAGATGCTCCGGTTCTTGAAATCATGGAAGAGAGTGGATCCTCTCTTATGGATGGGGTTGATTTCGATGTACTAGATGCAAAGAATGAAGAAATGGGTTCGGATGACTATGAGGTGTTGTCATAAAAGCGCGGTTGCAAGGCGTGTGTTTTTCTCACACGGACTGAATAATGATGCCGTCGTGGTTCCCATGGATACTTGTGGGCGGAATTGTCTTTATTCTTCTGAGCTATGTTGGTGCGAAATACAAGGACAAGGAGTATCGTAATATTCAATTTCTGCAGGATTTTATCAGCGGTGCGATTCTGATTGCGTTTACGGGTGTTTTAGTACCTGATGTCTTTCCGAAAGTGGAGCTCCCCTCTATGATATCATATCTATCAAGCGAATTAGTCGATGATCAAGATTTGCAAGTGGGCCCGCCCCGTCTGGCCGGTCGATAAATTAAATGATAGTCAGGGATAGAGATGTCACCCACGATCTATGACTCATCATTGATTACAAAGCGTCGTCAAATGAAGGCCGAATCCGGCAACTTTATTAATCGCATTCAGAACCCTATTCAGCCCAACACAGGATATGCACCCGCCCTTGGAATCTGGGATCAGTCCATTATTAATGATGTAAAGAATGGTCAGATGAAGTATTACCGCAAAGGTATGGGAGGTTGCACAACGGTTAGCAATGGATGCCCTTGTGAGCCCCTTCCCGCTTCAGATAATGCATGCTGTGGTACCAATTAAATGTACACTCGTTTGTATATGATAGAAATACGAATTACTATCATATACATAATAAATAAAAGTCAAGAATAGAGATGCCAACGACTATCTACGACTCGTCATTGATTACAAAGCGTCGTCAAATGAAAGCTGAATCTGGCAACTTTATTAATCGTATCCAGAATCCAGTTCAACCTAATACAGGATATGCGCCAGCTCTTGGAATCTGGGATCAATCTATTATTAATGATGTACATAATGGTCAAATGAAGTATTACCGCAAAGGTACAGGAGGTCTCACGACTGTTGATAATGGATGCCCCTGCGCTCCTGCTATAGTAAATGAAACAGTTTCTATTCCTCCTGACGTCCCTGGACCTGTTAGAGATATTCTACTCGAATATGGAAGTGTAATTGTTACATGGAATGCTCCAAATAGTGGTGGAATTCCTACCTCCTATACAGTATCTGCTATACCAACTCCACCCAGTGATTTACCAACGGTTACCGTTACAGGTGTTCTTACTACTACTTATTTATTTGCAAGAGAAGACTTGGTATTTGGCACAGAATATCAAATATCAGTGATTGGTGTCAATTCATTTGGTAATGGATCTCCTCCTTTACCTATACCATCTATTTTTGCACCATATGGTGCGCCATTTATATCTGTTTCACAAAATAGTCAAGTTGATCAACTTGTTATTGGTGTTAATTATAATACAAGACCTGCATTTGCTTTAACAAGCGGTACTACATTTAATATTAAGATGTATATTAATGGTACATTACAGTCGACGCCTTCCTATACCTCAAGTATCACACCTCCTTATGATGCAACAATTACAGTATCAGGATTAACACGAAATTTATATACATTTAAGATTCAAATTATAAATGAGGCCGATAATAAATATTCATCGTTTAGTGACGAATCCAATCCTATCGCTCCTTCTGTTTTTCCTGGACCAACTATAACAAGTAGTAATACTACTTATATTTCAGTAACAATTAACTATGATCCATACTTCACTGCGTTTGTTCCAGCACTCGGAACATTATATGATAATAATAATAATATAATTGGTACAGGCGGCGCATCCGTTAACCAAATGACAGTAATTGGCCAAGGTTTGTCATCAGACACACCATATAATGATTGTTATATAACAATCAACGATACCGTAAATATAAGTGGTCCAAGTACAAGATTTAGTTTTAGAACAGAAATTAATCCATTTTAGGAATATCATCTGGTCCAAGTGCAAGATTTAGTTTTACAATATAAATATCTATAGCTGACAATACATATGTACAGCCACCATCCAATAACATATTCTCTATTACTTTACGATTCTTTTTATTAAAAAACATATTATTCACAATATGTTTTTATATAAAGATTATTTTTGCTGGAATAATATCATATGTATAGTACAAATTAGACGCCCATCGAATAAACGGTTTCCTCCGTCACACCCGTCCATACGAAGTTCTGAAACACGGCATGCGAAAGTTGCTCTTTTGGCACGGCTCGATGCACATCTTGCGCAATACGGATATAGAGTTCAAATCCCTCATATTTCTCTTCTCCATGGCGATCCTCATAAATGGTCTGGCCCGCATCATTCACCGTCCAGCTCCATAGCAAATTATAAAGCGGCGACTTGGTCTCATACACCTTCCAGGAATCCTCTTGGCTCAGAATGGCGACATTTTTTCCTTTCTTCTTGGATGGCGGATCAAGAAAGAGACCGTCGATAAGACTGACCGAGAGGCGGCACAGATCAAAGGAGGGATTGGGGACCACTTTCGGTTTATGGTGATCGAAGAAGGGTCCGAAATTATATTGATCTCCCGCATCCTGATCCGGCCAGTGATCATCCGATACCCAGAGGTGCTTTCCCAATCGAAAAATGGAGCGACCAAAATCAATGATCGTGAAAATCTTTCCATAGGTCGGCACTTTCCACATCGTTCCATCCTTCTTTTTGTAAAATAAGAAGGCCTTGTCCGTTTTTCTCCACAAAATATTATTGGAGTGGAGATCATTGTGAGTGAAACAGATGGAACTCTGAAGAAAAGTGAGTACAGAAATGACTTGAAACAGCCAGGCAATCCATCGTGCCTCCCATGCCGCGCTGCCGCGCTTGCACCCGTCAATTTCATCTTCATCCAGCAAATCGTCCATGACACCCTCTTGCGCCTCTTGTGCGATCAAAATGATCGGCATGTTTGGAATTTCGAGGCAAATGTCAAAATTACCGTCCATGGAATCAGAACCAGAGCCAGATCCAGACTCCGAACCAGATTGAGACTCTGAGCCAGAGTTCGACAGAGACTCCGCGTCAGATGGAACATCAAAATCAGAATCCTCAGCCGTTTGTTTCAGGATTTTTTTATTGATCTCAAAAATATCTGATCCATTCTCCGCCTCTTCTTCGATGTTATCAAATGTGATCGATTCCACTGATTCGATGTCGCTCTGATCCAGAGGATCCATGAATGAAATCGGCTCCAGCTCCGAATCCGAATCCGAATCTTCAAAGGGTGATGTCGTAATTTCCTTGTAGAGTTCATCCAGGGCCTCTTTATCTTCGGTGTTCTGATGCAAGAGGGTCAGGCGAGCGCTATGTGACTGCATGCCCTTCCAGAACCATCGGCATTGGCGATAACTGTCATATTCATTCGAAATATTGAACTGATAGATCTTGCTAATCCCCGTAAAGGTTCCATACGAAAGAACACAATGCGGCGTGAGATCCAGTTCGCGAAAGCGGCTCAGTACGAAATTGGCGACGGCATCCACATAGGCCTGATTATTGTGACTGTGAAGTTTAAGAAGAGTGTTCTTCCATGTCTTTTCACTTTGAGGAAGAAGCGGATGCTCGGGGCATACATATTTCTCCTTGATCATATCGATCGGGTTGAGAAGATGAACCACTTTGGTAAAGACCTCGCAGTCTTCGGTTTGATCGGGTTGATCATAAACGGCCCGTTTGGCCTTCCAGTGTTTGGGACGATCTTGTGAGACCCATTCCTGAATTTGGTACTTGGTGGGAAGCTCCATGTTCTTGTGAGAGAGGGCCGATTCAGGGATGGTAAACAGATCAAGAGCGGGGAAATAGCGTTGCAAGTGAGTGTAATGAGAAAAAGAGGAACGGTCATTTTCTGATAGTTCATGCGCTCGGCAGGGATCGCGCTGAATTCCTTTCAGAATGGATCTCATCTCATTTCTTCGTAGACTTCTCAACCGGGTCCACAAGCGCACCATGCGGATAGGCATCACAGTACAGTCGGACCAGCTCGCCCTTGCCGATGGAATTCTGTCGAGCGGTATCCTGACTGACCGTATAGTCCAGTGATTGAAATCGGTTACACAGAACGGTCCGATCGATTCGCGAGGAGATCCAGTGCCAACTTTTGGGGTGTAAGTTCTCTAACCCCGTCTCCACAATCTCACCACATGCTCCTCCATAAGCTCGAATGGCAAAGTCGGCTCCAATAGGTGATGTCGGTTGGCCATGTGTATCCTTTGGACCCAATCTCATGAACTCCCAATCAGGATGCGTTGTTGGTAATGTAATAAAAGGACGAGCATGAATCTTTCTCTCCCAGATTTGAAAGCAGCACTTTGCGGCCATCGGAGGCTCAAAGGAACAGGGCTCCAAAGGGATATCTTCATCCCATACCAAGTGAAGGGAGCGGGGTAGTTTATTATGAACACTGACACGACGAAAAGTGCGTGGAACAATGAAGGCGATGACATCGGCCCATGGCGCTGCATGTTGAAAGAACCTGATGGCAAGAGAGCTGACTTTGCCAAAAGGGGGGTTACCGATCACCAAGATGGGGGCATTCATGTCAGGCGGGGTATACTCAAAGAAATCTCGCTGAATAATTTCGGGATGTTGTGGGGAAAGATCCATCCCTATGCGCTTTTCAGTGGGGATTCGTGTAAGAAAGCTGCCATTGCCTGCACTGGGTTCAACGATCAATCCCCAGTTAGACCAGCGATAACGATTGCCCACATGCTGGATACATCGTTCTGCAATAGCAGGAATGGTATAGAATTGATCAAGGCCTGCTTCTCGTATACCAGCCGCCATCGTATATGATGTCAGATGATATAACCCGATCTTCAAATTTTACGATGAAACGCGTGTACAACATTCATGACAAAAAAGGGTTGTTGTACTAGAATTATCATGGCATCACAAGGGGGTCTCAATGTCAATCTCCGGAAGTTTGTGATGAAATCCATTCCACAAGATGCAGTTGCTGTCTTTATTGGTCGTCGTCGTACAGGTAAGTCAACTATTGTTCGTGATTTGCTCTTTCATCATCAAGATATGCCGATGGGTTGTGTGATTTCCGGAACAGAAGAGTCAAACGGTTTCTTTAAAAAGATTGTGCCACCCATGTTTATTCATGGCGAGTACAACCCTGTCATTTTGGCAAACTTTGTAAAGCGCCAGAAATTGGTCATGCAACGTATTCAACAAGATGAGGGCAAGGGCATCAAATCGAATATTGATCCCCGTGCCTTTATGATTTTAGATGATTGTATGTATGATGATTCATGGACGCATGACAAGAATATTAAATATTTATTTATGAACGGACGATGGCTCAAGGTCTTCTTCCTTATTACCATGCAGTTCCCTCTTGGTATTCAGCCCGCTCTTCGTACCAATGTCGATTATGTATTTATTCTGAGAGAACCCTACATGAACAATCGCCGCCGTCTCTATGAAAATTACGGGTCTGCCTTTCCATCCTTTGAATTTTTCTGTCAAATGATGGATCAGTGTACTCAAAATTACGAATGTCTTGTGATTAACAACAATACACAGAGTAATAAATTGGAGGACACCATTTTCTGGTATAAAGCGGAAATTCACGGCGAATTTAAGATGGGTGCGCCTGAATTGTGGCGTCAATCTGAGATGTTGGCGCGTATCAAAGAGGAGGAGGACATTAACCAATATGATCCCCGCACTTCACAGCGACTGAAAGGCCCCGCCATCAATGTAAATAAGAAATATTAATAGGATGAATCGATACAGCAAACATCTTTCTGGTATTGTGTTTATGATACTATTGCTTGGAATGATCATATATTTTACCGTGAATCTACGGTCTTGTGAATCCTTTGTGGACGCGGGTCGTTGTGGCGTGGATTTACCCTCGTGCTCTGGAAAACGCATACGGTGTATGAATGGATATTGCAAATCGGATATCCCTCCTGAGCTCCCTTGTCTATCCGATCTACCTATGACGCCACCGACGCGTTATTAATAAAACCTCACCCTGTGTTAGAAAATGGCTCACTCCAAATCAATGGGCATTGGCGCAATGGTTGTTCTACTTATTATTGCCGTTACCTTACTACCTATGATTGTTCGTTATGTCAATCGTATGGAACCGCACTTTGTCGCTGGATTTCGCAATTACATGAGTCCGATCGACTACAATGGCAATTCCACCGATCAGGGAGTCACTGATATTCCTGCCATTGGCCGCACCTCCCAGCTTCCTTCATGGCGCCCTGACCTCAACACGAATTACCTCTGCCGCTCTCCGAACGAAAGCGGAGTGCCATGCCCTGAGGGTCAGTTCTGCGATGGTACGACACAGGCATGCGTCCCTGTGTATGCAGGCGGTGATCCCAACAAGAATTGGGTTGGATATTTTGCGTAACAAAAAACTCATAATAGTTACTATTATTTATTTTTTGTATTACTTTGTTGTATATTTACTTTGAATCGGATGATGATTCCGATGGTGTTACCGATGGGGTGACCACCTCATTTTCAACCTTCTCCACAGAAACCGCAGCCTTCTCCACCTTGCGCTGAAAAGCCAAATCACCCTGGCCGCCAAACATGGAGTCAAACTGACCCGACGACGAGCCACCCACCACCTGCTTCGAACCCTTCGTGCGCTCCTCGAAGAACTTCTCGCGCGAGTCCTCATTCTCCTTGTACTTCTTCATGAGCGTATTCAGCTGATCATTCGAATACTCCTGATCCTGCACCTCATGCGGCTGAGGATCCCATGGCGTCCACTTACCAACATCGGCCATAAAGATGTTGTGGTACTTGTCCTTCGACTGGAGCTTCTTCGCCTTGAGCTCTGCCTCCTTCGGATTGCCATAGACACCGCGTACTTTCACGCCGCGAATGGAAGTGTGAAAGTCATTCTGCGCATGGAACTCCTCCTCCAGCTTGGTCTTGTGCGAATACAGAAAATCATCATAGGCCTCGTTGATCTTTGTCTTGTTGAGATCCGCCTTGCTCTTCTGCACGAAGGAACCATACGAAGTCATGATATCATCCACACGCAGACGATTCTTACGGCAAAGGGCAGCGGCCTCAAATTGATCCTTCTTCTCGAGCTCCGTGGCATGCTCGTTCAACTCCTCATTCACATGAGTTACGGTATCGACCAGGAACTTCTCCAGATTCTTGATCTTCCAGTCGACCTCGTAGGCATGAAGGAATCGCTTGAAAAAGAAGAGGTCCTTCTTTTCGAGCACTTTCTCCGGACTCAGAAAACTGAGGAGCACATAGCGCTGGCCTGGAATCTCGGTGTCTTCGTCTAGAAAATCTTCCAATACGGTGTCGGGTTTATTGGTGTCGCTCATCTCTATGATTCTCTGTGTTGCTATGCTTTAAACTCATTACCCTGTCTGGAGCCATCCGAGTTCAGATGAGTTTTTTTCTTGAGACTGAATATAGAAACATGATGGGCTACGGATTTGCTGAAATTGTTAACCGCGTTATTAAGTATCTGATCGAGGGTCTCGTGATTGCCGCCGCGGCTATCTTTATCCCCAAGAAGGCCCTCCCGATGGATGAGGTCGCCACCCTCGCTGTCCTCGCCGCCGTTGTGTTTGCCATCCTGGACGCTGTGAGCCCGAGCGTGGGAGTTACGGCTAGACAAGGCGCAGGTTTTGGACTAGGAGCCAACCTCGTCGGCTTCCCTGCCCGCATGTAAATCCGGTTTACATCAAAATGACTATCATATTGAATAGATGTCCTATTATTTATGATAATTACAGTATATGTTTAAAATCGTATGAAATAGTAGAATGGGAAGTTGGTTTAGTTCATTAGAGTCTTCTTTTGGCCCATCTGATGAAGCTATAAAAGAGGCACTACGAAAAAATCAATCTCCCCCGCCGCTAAACGCAATACAAATACAAAAAGAACGAAATGAGAAAGAACGGGCCCATCGAAATTCCTTTAAAGGTGGTAAACGCCGCTCATTGCGTAAATCATCGTGTCGATCGAAGAAACGCCGCGGGACAAAGCGTCAAGTCCGTTAAGTCTCCTCGCCGAATGATGTTCTGAATGTCCGAATGAATCTTGCAGTTATTCGTTCGCACCAGGGTCAAGGACAGATCTCGTCGGCCTACGAGCAAAGGAGTCGCCAGAAAAGTCGCCAGCTGACCATAATGAATTTTCTTATGAGGACCATAATATTTCACTTGAACGATATGCTGAAAACATTCGTCGATTAAATCAATTCCTTTATCCGTCAAAGGGAATCCAGCATTTCGTTTATGGCTCAGAGGAAGATCCTCATAGACATAAAAGGGACGGTTGTGCTGTTTGGTTAAATGGATGGCTGCATAGTATTCAAAGAGAGTGGGTCGGTGCCTAATATGGAACATCTGATCCTTCAAATAACGGAGATGAGATTGCATGGTACGAATTACATCCAACAATTACTGATATCAATTTTATGCTGATTATAATTTCTCAAACATGGAAAACATTTTAAGACCCTCGTGAAAAAGACGGACATCCGCCAAAATCTTTTTCGCGATTGCCTTTGTATTTTTGTTGCGATACGATGAAAAAACCCAAATGTTTGAATTATATTGTTTCCAGTGCTGATACTGTTTGTAATCCGAACCGATTGTCATGTAGATGCTATAGAGTTCTTTCTTGTACGCTTTATGTGTTTCATCCATTGGAGGCTGCGGAGTAGAGGGCTCACGAGTCTCAATCATTTCAAAAGAATCCTCAAAAATGAGCCCCATCCATTTTAGCATGCGATCCATTTGTAACTGATCGAGTTCGCGCTCATCATCGGTATCAGACCGAACCAGCGTCGGGGTGGGTCGGTTTCCTCCTGAAAAATAAGAGGTGTAGATACCCGTTAGGCTCGAAGCCATAATCGGTGCAATGTTATTCACCACCAAGTGGTACATAAATTCGGAGGCCACGGTCGCCATTTGTTGTAGGAGGGAATTATTTTGTAGGCCCTATTCTTTTTCTAATAGCTTTTTCAAATTAATACAAATTTCTACATTGTAGTCGATATTTGTATTAACACCGCATTCATAATCCACAATTGTACCGTCTAGACTGTACGAATATACCCCCATTTCATATCAGAACAGATCTGCTCCCATGTCTTGTCCTGCAAATACAACTTATCGCGATTTTTGAGCAACGGAAAGCAGGCCAGATACTCATCCATCTCCAGCAATTCGCAAAATTTATAAAGGACATACCCATACGACAAAAAGTTGCGCCGGCCCTTCGGGCAATGCTTCTTAAACGACGGCTGAATTTCCCGAAACATATGGCGCAGTTTCTCCTCGTCTTCGCGCGACATGAACGGCGCATTTTGTCCATTGAGCCGATTAATAATGTGAGGAATGTGTTCGTAATATTTCGAGCATTTCATCTTTCGAAGAATTTCACGCAACTTCGTGGGCTTGAGAGATCCCATGTTGGTGATGCGTTCTTTCTTAAGTTGAATCAAGATCTCATCGTAAATATCGGCGGGAATTTCGGTACTTTCCTTGGCCTGAAACTGGGCGAGCCATTCATTAAAATGATTAATTTTCTTATAGGCATAATAACAAATCTCTCGAGGGGGGTCCTTGTAGGATGGCTTGTCACTGTCGACCAAAATGAATTCCTGGTGTCCGCATTTTGCGCATGTGAGATTGGCCTCATTTAAACACATATTCATTTCATTTCCACAGCGCTCGCATAAAGTCCAAGGATCATCATATTCATCCTGGTTGCTTCGGCCCATAGCGGGATCCTCCAAATGCAAATATTCATTGAGAAGCTGGTGACGCTGAAAGCTCTTTTTCTCATTGGAGGGCGCAGGTTCCGATCCATCATTGCTGGAATCCAGCTGAAAAGAATCAAGCACACTATCAAGCGTTTTCTCTTGAGCAACTTCCTCCAAAATGGCTAAAATGGATCCAGGTTTCGCTTTATTCGATGTAAATGTCGCAGTTCCCTGTTGAATTTGGTCCTGAATGTCGTAATAATTATACAGAATATCACCTGTTCGAAGATAATAATCCATTACCTCTGTTCCATTTTCAATAGACTGAATCCGCTTCTCTAACAATTCCGCATCGCGCTCCCATCTCCAGCTTTCCATATCCGTTGTGGCCTCTTTGATCTTCTTTTGAAGGTGTGATAATTCCTCTTTGTATCTTTCAATGTTATCTTTTTCTTCCAACATGGTTTGAACTTTCTGATTGTGAATGGCATCGAGCGTGGTACGAGCTTCTGGGTTACTTCGCTTCGAACTCTTTACTTTGAAAAATGCACTGTCACTCATCAAATGTACTTATACGGTATGTGTGGGGTGGTTTTAAACCCCTCCTGTTATCAATGGATGATTGCGTGTGAACTGCGTTTAAATTCTGTGAAAAATGCGTACGGTATGAGTTTATGATCCATAAAACAGATATTCAATCGTAATGGGTTCAGAGGGTTCATGTTGATAAACATGGGTGCGCTCAACAACATGCTGCATACGCCGATCAAATTCAGTTTCTTCTAGATGGAGGATTCCTGCATGAGTATAACGAAAAGGCGAAGGATGCTTATGATTTCCCTCTTTGTATTGATCGGGATTCATTCGAAGAAAGACAATCTTTCGAAATCCAATATCCTCATATAATTCTATCATGCGTTTCTCTTCACATGTATAATTTACATGTCGATTCTCATCAATTTCAATCACAAGACAATGCGATCCAAAATCAATGAAGACATCGGGTCGGCGTCGCGAACACCCCCCTTCTACGATTTTATCAAATCGCATGGTAAATGTATCTTGAAAGTGTTTTTTAAGATAGTCAACAACATGGTGCTCTTTTAACTTATATTTTCGAGGGATTATTGCATCTGGATGTAATACACAGTAGCATCGAAAACAGTAGGGTTTCCATTGGGATCCGATAATTGAAATGGCTTTGCAATGCTGACAGGCACTGGAGGGGGTACAAATGATGCACTGGTTCTTTTGTTTATCATGAGGGCATATATAACTACCATCGCATTCTTTACAGATTGATTTTCGTTTTCCATGTTCACAAATGAGATTACCTTTACATTCTACACATTGATCGCGTATTTTATTATGATCGCATATATTTTTACTGCCGCATGTTACACATATATATTTATTATTGCGGTGAATGCACAATTCAGATCCAACGCATTCTACACAGCGACTTTTTCGTAATTGATGTTGACATATACTATTTCCTTGACATTCTATACAGTACTCTTTTCGTTTAGAGTGTTCACATAGGTCATTTCCATTACATTCCATGCATCTACTTTTTAGTTTTTGATGAGGACATATACTACCACCTTTGCATTCTATACATCGATTACGGCGCTTGTTATGATCACATATACTTGCACCATGGCAATCTATACAGTTTTGTTTAATTCGATTATGTTTGCAAATTCCTTTCCCACTACATTTTTTACATGAATATTTATTTGTTTCATGTTCGCAAATACAACATCCCTTACAATCTTTACATTGAAATGAATATCTACCATGTTCGCATTTTTTACGAATATATTTAGGTTTCTCCTCTGCCATTACTAACTTAGTTTTATGATTTTCATAAATCAAATTTTATTTTGTAGTTATAATTTCGAAGATATATATTTGATATGATACATACTTCATAAAAATAAAATGTTAAGATTGAAAATCATCCCGGCCATTTTTCAAAAAATGTGTTTTCCCAAAATTTTTTTGTATTCTCTAAGTATAAAACTACCATGACAGGGGGCGGATTAATGCAACTTGTAGCGTACGGCGCCCAGGACGTGTACCTGACTGGCAACCCGCAGATCACTTTCTTCAAGGTGGTGTACCGCCGCCACACCAACTTCGCCATGGAGTCCATCGAGAACCCGTTTAACGGCGCCCCGAACTTCGGCAAGAAGGTCACCTGCACCATCCAGCGCAACGGTGATCTCATTCACCGCATGTACCTCCAGGCTACCCTGCCTCAGGTGCAGCTCCAGTCGACGGACGGTTCTGGCGCTCAGTTCCGTTGGCTCAACTGGATCGGTCACAACATCATCGATTATGTTGAGATTGAGATCGGTGGTCAGCGCATTGACAAGCAGTACGGTGACTGGCTTCACATTTGGAACGAGCTCACTCAGGAGGCTGGCAAGCAGGCCGGTTATGCCAAGATGGTTGGCAATGTGCCCGAGCTCACGAACCTCCTGTACCAGGGTGGCTCGACTTGCGACAACGACTGCTATGGCGGTGAGCCCCTCACTTCGGAGGTCATCACCTCGTGCTCGCCGATGTACACCCTGTACATCCCGCTCCAGTTCTGGTTCTGCCGCAACCCAGGTCTTGCTCTGCCGCTGATCGCCCTCCAGTACCATGAGGTCCGCATCAACCTCGAGTTCAACACCCTCAACAATGTCTGCTGGGATTACTCGAACTCCTCGGACCCCCACGCGATCCGCAACCGCATCGGCCAGTGCGGTCTCGCCGCCGCCTCGCTCTATGTCGACTACATCTACCTCGACACGGACGAGCGCCGCAAGTTCGCCCAGGTCTCGCACGAGTACCTCATCGATGTTCTGCAGTTCACGGGCGGTGAGTCGATCACCTCGTCGGCCAACAAGCTCAAGCTGAACTTCAACCACCCATGCAAGGAGCTTGTCTGGGTCGTTCAGCGCGACTCGTTCGTGTCGTGCGACGACAACATCATCAACCCGTGGAAGGGTCAGCAGCCGTTCAACTACTCGGACTGGTGGGACCGCTGCGTGCTCGAGTCGGGTTACTCCGTCACTCGTGTCGAGGGTATGGCCGGCAAGAACCCGACCATCACGGGTCTCCTTCAGCTCAACGGCCACGACCGCTTCCAGGTTCGCGACGGCAACTACTTCAACTGGGTCCAGCCGTACCAGCACCACACCAACATCCCAGCGGTTGGCATCAACGTGTACTCGTTCGCTCTCCAGCCAGAGCAGCACCAACCCTCGGGAACATGCAACTTGTCGCGTATTGACAACACCACGCTGCTGTTGACTGTCTCGAACAACGCCGTCGGCACTAACCTGTCGTCGACTGTTCGCGTGTACGCCACCAACTACAACGTTCTTCGTATTATGTCGGGCATTAACTTCGTACTAAACGCTTGCGCTGCGTTACTGTACGGATTTGCATTAGCAAATCACCTGTGCTCAAGAGCTAGCTGCCCTGCCAACAAGCAGGGGCAAACAGTATGACTAGCTAGTGGTTTTGGAGAGATCCAAGACTGCAAGATGACCTGGTTGCGGGAAACCCCTTACAACCTTTGCTACTACTCTTTTTTGGAAACATCTAAGAGAATCCAGGGTAATGACCTCGGACACAGTAAAAACGCAAAGGATTGGGCAATCCGCAGGCGAGTTCCTAACGCCGCTATGATAGGCAATGGAACCGTTTCAGAGACTGCAAAGGCATCGGTAATCAATGAAGGTCTAATCAACCTGAGATTGCCTAAGGTACAGTCCAGCCTCCTTGGAAACATGGAGGGAATGATCACTTGGGGTGGTCTTGCTTATAGCAACTAAGCACTTTTGCTTGGTTATTGTATTACATTTTGTATTACAATTGAAAAATTAATAAAAATCAATATATTTTTTAATTCCGATGATCGGTACATAAAAAATATATAGGAAGTACATAACAACATCGCTTTCTTGGCCGAGAAAGCGAATATATCGTTACAACATGTGTGGCGGTGAGATAAAGTATGCATTTTAAAAGCAAACCTCGTTTTCGTATCCGGAAAGCGAAAACAAGTATAAAGACCTAATACTATCTATATTTAGGAACAGTATGTCAGAACTCAATATTATAGAACTGATTGAAAATCACCCGATTTCTAAGCTTACACATACATATAATGTAAAATTATTGGATAAAATCAAAACAAACTTCTCAGATACGGAGCAGCAGTTATTCATTGGAAGTTTTTATTGTTATTTGAATTATGATACAAAGAAGGATTTTATAGTCGATTTGGATAATGTATGGAAATGGTTGGGGTTTAATAAGAAATATAATGCAAGTATCGTACTAAATAAGCAATTTACAGAGAAGATTGATTATATTAATCTCGCTCCTGCGCCTTCAGGAGCGAGATCTGATGATGAAAAATGGGGCGGTCAAAATATCAAAAAAATCATGATGACCATCAAATGCTTTAAATCATTATGTCTCAAAGCGCAAACTAAGAAGGCGTCTGAAATTCACGAGTATTATATGAAGATGGAAGAAGTATTGCATGAAGTCATAGAAGAAGAAGGGACAGAACTGAAACAAAAAATGGAGGAGCAAAAACGTCTATTGGATCAAAAAACAGAGGAACTACGCATTACTCCTGAACTTGAAAAACATCGTATTCTTCTGAAAGAATATGGACACATCACAGGATCTCTTGTTTATATTGTTCGAATCAAGCAATGCGACCATGGAAAATACATTATTAAAATTGGCGAATCGCGAAAGGGAATTAAGAATCGTTTTAGTGAATTTAAGCAAAAATATGGAAATCAAGTCCTAATTTTAGAATGCTTTCCAGTTCATGATTCAGCTGGATTTGAAAAATACCTTCATCACCATTCTGAAATCCATCCTCATCAAGTGAAGAATCTGGAGGGACATGAAAAAGAACATGAATTATTTTTGATGGGTGGAGAGCTAACTTATCAACGTCTTCTTCAGATTATTGAGACAGGTATGATTTCTTTTAATAATCCAGTTTTAGAAAATGAACGCCTGAAACTCGAGAATGAACAGTTGCGTGCGGGGACACAATCATCCCTACACCTGTCTACACATGATACCACACTCCTTCAATTGCTTCTTCAAAAAGTTCAGACTCTAGAAACTAACAACAAAGAAATCCTATCCAGACTCAACGCAATGCAAACCAAAACAGTAACAGCATGCTCTCAACCAGATCCGCATCTTGGTCCTCGCCTTCAGAAGATTCACCCAGAAACGCTACAAATTCTTCATGTCTATGAATCGGTAACTGAATGTATGAAGGAAGATCATGCAATGAAACGACCAAGCATTAATAAAGCCGTTCGAGAAAATACAGTATATCGTGGATTTCGTTGGCAATTGGTAAATCGCGAACTTGATCCACATGCTATTCAGACTCTTGAACCTACTAAAGTCACAAAAGTTCAAAAGAATGGATATGTTGCAAAAGTGAATCAGGAACAAACAGAGATTCTTCATGTATATCTCGATCGTAAAACTGCAGCACAGTGTAACCAGTATCCCTCCATCGCATCCTTAGACAATGCTGTGAAGAATCATACCATAAAAGATGGATATTATTACCAGCTCTATGAGGAATGCGATGCTTTACTAAAGAATCAATTTCAAGCACGACATGGAAATGTTCTACTCTATCATGACGGAATTGGGCAATATGATGCAAATCATACTCTTCTCACAGAATTTGCAAGTAAATTCGATTGTACCGCACGAGCAGGGATTAGCCAAAAGTCCCTCGCAAAAGTCTTAGATAAACCCATTCCATATAAAGAATATTATTTCAAGAGTCTTGGTGAGAAACTTTTTTTGTAACCCCGAACGCACCAAAAATTGACCGGCCCGCATCTTATCTTCTACGGCATATACAAGAATGTCCTGTCAGGCCCCCATCCAGCAAGGCGCAAGAAAAGGCGAACTCTGTGGTAAAAACACAACCGAGCAATACTGTTCCAAGCACAAACGCCAGGCCATCATGGATAAAGCCGAGAAGGAAAACATCAAGTATTGTGACATTGCACGCGGTTGTTATACCATTCTGGAAGATCATCAAGCAAAATGCGCGCATTGCCTTCATAAGGCCCGAATCAATGACCGAAAAGCAAATGATAAGAAACGACAGGATCCGAATCTCTGTTTGGATTGTGGTCGAACACTAACAGAAGAGATACGAGCGAAAGGAAAGCATGAGAAACATCTTCGAAGATGCGTTCCATGTTATACAAAGTTACAAGCACAAGAAAGCAAACGACCCAAAAGAGAGCGAAACTACAAAGCAGAGGCATGTACCAATAAACATGTCATCTGGAATCATTATGTCAAAGGAGCCAAGAAGCGCGGTATTGATTTCTTACTTTCTAAAACTCACTTTCAAGAATTGATCGTGAAACCGTGCTTCTACTGTAATCATCAAAAGGCGGGGGAAGTCAATGGACTCGATCGTATCGATAATCAAAAAGGATACATCGAAGAGAATGTGGTTCCCTGCTGCGAAGCCTGTAATGTCCTAAAAGGTTCGCAACATCCACAAGAATTCATTGATAAGATGCAGGCGATTCATTTATATCAAACCAAACAACAACCCATTTCGCCTGAGTTACTGGAAAAATGGATCACCTATCTGTCTAAAACGATTCCATCCTATAAAGCCTATTCAAAGAGCGCAAATTCGCGCAATATCTCCTTTGAACTATCGGAAATAGAATTTTCAGAAATTGTCAAACAACCATGTTATCTCTGCGGTCAAATAGGAAATAATGGAATGGATCGCCAGGATAATATAAAGGGATATTTGCTCGAAAATTGTAAGCCATGTTGCGGACATTGTAATTTGATGAAAAGAGATCGAACCTATGAGTCAATCCTACAATGCGCATCGCATATGAATTATGCCGAATTAACGACTTTCATCTCTTCCAAACAAATTCCGATTCGAACATCAAAGTTTGAAGCACGAATCAAAGTAGAACATCCTGAAACGCAAGAAACGGTCTCTCTGGAATATAAGCCTCTAAACGAAATCATTATTCCGCAAGAACCTATTCCACTGGAGATTCAACAACAATTACAGAAGAAAGAGGTAGTACCCAAGCAATGGAAAACCAAACAGATCAATGAATTTATTCAGAGTCATCGAGAAAATGAATACAAGGCATACTGTGAGCAGAATAATGACATGTCGAACTTTCCCGATTGGGAGAAAGACTGGATGGCATTTGTTGGATCCGTCAAAGGCAATAAAGAAGCGGAGCCGATTATTAAGGCATTTGTCGAAAATCTCAGACGAATTCGTCACAATCAGTTATGTGCAAAGGATATTGTGGAGAAAGAAGACCGAGAGATCTGGCCTGCGATTACGGTAGCAAAAGCATTTCTGGAGGGAAAGTTGGAGAAATTCAAGGCGCACACCGAGGCCCATACAGGAGAAAATGCAAATGATCCAAAATGGATGAAGCGATGGTCTGCCTTTGTAGAGTCTTTGGAGAAGAATCGTGACCATCTTCAAGAATTAAAAAACCAGTGCAGCAAATTTATGGCTGCGCAACGAATCAAGAAATATCGCCAATCTACATAGAAAATGAGCGCTAACCGACAAGATGACAAATGGAAATTTATTGGAGAAGTTGTTATAGTAGACTATCGCGAATATCATTCAAAGGCAGCGCGCATGACAACCAAGAATCGCATAAAAGGAATCCATGAAAGTTTTGTAGATCTTCTTCAATTTGTATGGGGCCGCGATCACGAACAAATTAAACAATACATCGAGAAACGGAAACCAGAGGATGAGAAATTACAGAAAGTCCAACATAAAGTGAAACCCGAAATTAAAAAGATGTTAGACATTGATCCAATCCCCGCCAGTAGTTTTACGGCTGGAACAAACATACTGGGAGACTCCGATCTTGATTTTAATATTCCTGTTCCTGATATGGATCTACGAAAACTACTTATTTTGGCAACAAAATGCGGTAATTATGGGTACGACTTTGCAGACATTCGAAATGAGGGGCAGCCAGGTGTGAATTATGTTTTTTCTAAGTTTGTAGATGGCGTTGAAATTGAAGTGAAACTTAATCATGCCATCCCTTATATGGAAGTAATGAATAAAGTACATGACTATTTGGATCATCAGATGCCGAAGGAACATAAACAAACCATTGCATGGATCAAGCAACATTTTAAGGATTTAACAAAGAAACGAGCAAATACAGAAGAAGCAAAGGCAGCAGTAGAGTTAGCCAAAAGGCAGTATAAGGAATTCAAAGCGCTCTATTACGAACATGCGCTGTATCCGATGGGACTCGGTGAAATGATGTATCCTGTCAAATAAATCATTTATGACCTTTTAGAAACGCGCTTATGAGTATATCCACCAGAAACGGATCGCATTTGTTTTTTTAAAAATGAATGTGTTCGCTTGGCATTGCGCAATCTATTCTCGATTGCATCAATTGTTCCCTGATAGGTTGCCATTAATTCATCTTTTTGCTTACATGCCGACCCATTAGAAACAGAACATAGACCTTGAATTTCTTCGATTTTTTTCCTATATTCTTCGAGCACGGTTTGATTTTCAATGAGTTGGCGTTCCAGATCACGATATTCATTTTGTCGCCGCTTTTTGATGTAGGATGGAGTATAGATATGTCGCATACCTGGCTTTCTCTGTATTTCTGCTTCTCCAATATGATTCTTTAGGGTTTGTGCGATTCGTTTTGATCGTAACATTTTTTTCGCTTCTTCTACCGCGATCCGTTGTGATTCATATGTGCGATACAATGCATTTGTATTTCTTTCTTTTTGTTTTAGTTCCATGGCTTGTAATTCATTGGCATACTCATTTGCATACTCATTTGCATGACGGGCCTTCCGTTTTTCAAATGCCGCTTCATTTGTCATGTATTCATTTTGTGCTTTTTCGAATGCAGCAAGTATTTCATTTAATTTCTTTTGTTCCTTATGTAATTCTTCTTTTTCTTTTGCTTCCTCTTTAGAAATGGTAGATAAAACAGATTCAATACTATTGCGTAAGACATGGGGTGTATTATTATTCCTACGAGTAAATAATTTGTTAGTCACTGAGTTGTTACGACATACAAAATTATAATAGACTCCTGGCTTGCTTTTACATAATTCTTTTTGTGTTATACGAAACCGATCGTTGATCTCATTCAATATATCATGAAATGAAGTAACATCTTTATCCGTCAGATCATCTATGTAATTTAATACATCATCGGGAAGAGGATATGCACTATGTTCGTATAAATCACCAATGTATTTGTAAATATCTTTCAACTTTCCTTTTTCTACATCTTTAAATCGTAATCTATCTTTTTCATAATGAAGCTCTTTTTTATAGTCAAGGGAGTTGCATTGTTTTGTAGGATCATCTAAAAAAGGATCAATATCAATGATGCCTGATCCAAAAGAAGAACATCGACGATAAGGTTTTTTACCCGGAAAACAGCTTAATGGATATAATATGAAATTAGGACACATGTGTCCAGGCGTATAAATAGCAACATTCCCAAATGCGTTGTATATTTCGGCATGATGTTGTACTGGATCTTTTAAAATGGTAGGAGTCAGTTCACATAATTTGTTGGTAAGCTCACTATGTTCATAACTGATCGCGCCTGATTTTACTTTCACAACAATGATGCAATTCTTTGGAACTCTAAATTTGGTATCTCCTTCTGATCCATGTCCGCGAATGAGATAGGCTTTTGTGGCAGGTGTCACCACAAATGGCTCTTTTTTAAGAGATAATGAATCTGAACTCATATCCTTCCTATTATTCTATTATATTTCATATTGGAATAATAAATTTGACAAACATTTACATAATACATAACGTATAACAATGTCAGATATATATCCGATTGGCACAAAAGTAATGTCATTTGAGTGGTCGTTACTTAGAAAAAGTATGGGAACATATGGTGTTGTTGCTGGATATCGTCCCGATGAAAAGAAGTATATGCTTATCCCAGCAAGAGCATCGAAAGAGATGAGGATTGTTGGCGGGACAGAATGTAAAATAGCAGATGCCGGCTTTCCAAACAATGCTACGACAAATGCGATCTATGAATCATTAGATTTGCAGAGTGAATATGTGTGTAAAATTGAAAATATAGATTGATTTATCATATAATAAGAATGGAAGTACGAAGTGAAGTACGAAGTGAAGCACCTCAAGAGATAGAAAAGAGAGAGTGCATTATTTGTTTAGATGAGGCAGAGATAGAATGGAGAGAATTAGAGTGTCAACATGGCTATCATAAGCAGTGCATAGAGAATTGGATCATTATTAATGCACGATGTCCTTTGTGTATGAAAGATATCAATGAGAAGATTGAGAGACCTATCGATGCAAATGTAATTGAAGAGCTACACAATAGGGCCATTCTTCGTTATCTTATCTTTATCTTTTGTGTCGTTGTTGTAATCATTGTAATGGTCTTATGTAGTTCATAATATATTATAAAATTGATATAATCATATCATAATTATAACATACAACCATGCAGCATATGAAAGAAATCGTTTCCAAATATGTCCATCGATTTATTTCATCAGAGATTGTTCGCCCTACACTTGGAAGATGGAATGTTCAACATAATACCGAAATGATTCACTTCAAAGTAGATCAAGCAAATACAGATCATTCATGCTGCACTCTACACGATTTTCAAAAACAAAATGATAAAGAAAAAAATCTACTTCCATATTGTGTATAATACATCATTCCACTTATTTTTATAGTATGTTTAATCCTGAATTGAATCCACATGGAGTCATTTGATTACAATAATGGGGTTTCTATGCGATAAATTGAAATCGCGGTTCACTTGGAGCACTTGTTTTAGCTGCATTACGTAATATGATATAACAATTAGAAAATAATTGTCCTGGCCTGCTGGCTGGTATGCCAGGAAAAATCACAAAAGCTTCAGGCTGGGTTACTGGATCTTGTCCCTCCTTCTCAACAGAATTGCCGCTGCTGTCTATATAATATAAGCTACTGCGTGCGCCAGTTGGAACAAACGCTGTAAATTCTTGATAATCTACAGATATACTAGAGAATTCAAAGCCGTCCTGTACATAATGGCTTGTATAAATAGGGATCGCCAATGGTGTAAAAGAAGGTACAGCGCCTCGGCTACTCTTATTTGATCCATCTGTTAATATGATATAAGAATTTGTATAAGTGATACTTGGTGATAAACCACCTACTACCATTTGTGTAGTTGTTGCGGAAGCAGTGCCAAGTGGGTTTCCACTACTATCATATAATGTGCCACTTGATGGATTAAATGGATCTGCTGGCTGTGATGTAGTGCTATAAGCAGCATATGTAATTGTTACACTATTTCCTCCAGGTGTAGCAGAATTTACAGTGGGTGCAGTAGAGGCGGTTGATATGGATCCTACTTTATCAGACGGCATACTTGTAAATGTACCATCGAATACTGTAATATACACATCAGAGTAAGTTTGACCCGAATATAAGTTGTTTATTCGTACTGTTCCTTCATCTACCAGTGTAACATTAGGAAATTCTCCAGTTGAATAAAATACTTTTATTGATTGTGTTGTGCCAAACGGAGCGACAGGCTTCGTAAATGTTAGAGTAATGGTTTCGAAAGTTGAACTAGTCTGCTGTAACAAAGTTGGTTTAAGTGATAAGGTTTTAATGGTAAAAGGTGTACTTGGATCTGAGCTTACTCCTGAAGCAGTAAGTGTTAGTGTACAATCATTATAGATAGTTGCTGCAGCTAAATTACCAATGTATATTGTATTTGGTTGGGTAATTGACACAATGGTTGGAGTTGCACCTGACGCGACTACAGTGGCACTGTCAAATGTGAATTGTCCTGGAGTTGCCGAAGAATAATTAGTAATTATAAGGGTCGCGTTTGTTGCACTTGACGCATTAGAGGACAGTACCACAGGAGCAATTCCATTTGTAGTAAAGGAGGGTGTGACAGTGGATGGAGAACTATCAATAACAATATCATTTATTGTTTTTCTAAATAGTATGGTAAGACTCGTATAGGGTGTATTTGGAGTTAAGCCAGTAAGAATGACAGATGTATCGGTTAGACTATTATAACTAATACCTGGTATATTGATAATACATGTTGCTCCAGTTATAGAATAAGTATTATAAAATACTTGAACGGATGTACTTGTAATATTGGATCTACTTATAATAGTAGGTCCAACGGGATAGACTGGAATATTCTCATTTTTTATGCTGAATTCTGAAGAATCAGTACTATTAAATAATTGTACTTGAAAGGTATATACATTTAGATAGGATAGATCATTAACTACAATCTGATTAGGTGAATATGCCGCGCTAGAGGTGGATGTTAGCACATTATTTGTATAGGTTCGAAGATTATAATTTGTTGCAGTGAATGCGGTATAGGGTGTTATATTGATAGTAATTGTATTAGGAGAAGTATTGGAAGAACAAATAGTTGTTATTGGTGCAGCATATGGTTGTGACATATATATTATATCTACTAAATTAGTTTATTAGATATAAGTAGCCGGACAGCCACTTGATAATTGTCCAAGTAATTACTATAAAGATAGTGTATGTACAATAAAATGATGTATTAAAACGAAATGTAGAATTTAAAGGATCTTCCTCCTATCTTACATAGAATGCGTGCTCTATTTCTTCTTCTCTCGCTATTTGCTCTCATCCAAGCTCAAGAGTGCAATGGCCGCGGCCTTGCCACACTGACGCCTCTACATGCGACGGCAGTCGAGAATGGGTGTGTCAGCTTTAGCGTTAGCGCTGGCACAGGATGCGCGTGGATGTGTAACTATTGCGCGAATCAGCTCGGGCCTAATTACTATTTTACGAATCAAGTCTGCACCTACCAAGGAACGGGCTGTGTAGGAAATCCACAGGCAGGTATAATGTATACATGCTGTTCTACATAAATCAGTAATTGTTCTTATTTGAATCATTTATAAATCATTCAAATAGGAACTCCGCTGAGCCGGAATCGAACCAGCGACCTGAGGATATCCAACCAAACGACTACAGTCCTCCGCTCTACCAATTGAGCTATCAGCGGTCAACCAACTGATAGCAGATGAACGATCAGCAGGCTATCTCCGTATCAGAACTTATTTTTAGAAAATAGACGCGTTTTCTCTATCTCATTTTAAATCATTCCCATGATCAATCATGTCGAATCAAGAAGACGCGGCGCTACTAGTAGCCCCACCATTTGATCCGGTTTATGTATACAATCAAATTCAACCGTTTCAACACCATGATATGGAAAGCGCAGCAAAATCCATTTCACGCCCCGAACAACAGAATCTTGATTCATTCATTCTTATTATTGATTTTCCAAATTTTGGAGGTGGAGTACAATTTTTCTTACAATCCATTCTTCAACGATACAAATACAATAATACATTTATCATTATGCGAAACATCGATAATATGATAACATGCACAGTAAATGATAGCAATGAGTTATTTCGCAAACCTGAGCAGGCCGCCATTTCATGGCTGAAGAGTAACAAAACCCATATCAAAAAAATATTTGTCAATCATTTTGTCGGCCATAAACCTGCATTGATTGATGCTATTTTTCAATTATCCATACCGATTACTACCATTACACACGATTATTATATGATTATGAACCATCAAACACATCATCACCTCCTATGTAAGGATATTCCACAATTATATAAATGTGCACCGCCTCATTTGCATAAGTATCATAGCATTATTATTCAGCATCCTGCGAATATGAATATGATTGACCATTATATAAAGCCGCATCAAACCATTATTTCAACCCCCTTACCTGATTATACAAAATCAGAAAAGCGGATCACAACTTCCAATGAAAAGATTGTTGTTGGAATTATTGGAAACATCACCGAAATAAAAGGATCAAAAATAATGGAAAAGATTGCCACCTATTATAAAAATAATCCGACCATTCATTTGATTGCATTTGGTTCATGTCCTTCGATTAAAAGTTATCCATATAAAAATATAAATGAATTAAATACCCTATTGTGTATCCATCAACCAAATGTGCTAATCGAAGCAAGTATTTGCATAGAGACCTATAGTTATACATTAAGTTTAGCCATGATTACACAGCTGCCGATCATATATCTCTATAAAAATGGTGAAACAACGGTTGAACAACGCTTACAGGACTATAAACATGCCTATCCTTTTCGAACCATTCGCGAATGCAATGATTTAATATACCAAAAGAAACAAGACCATTTTTATACAATCGACCCTACTATTCACTATACGCCATTTTGGGATCAGTACTTTGGAAACTAACATCGATAGTTTGCAACATAATTCTCAACATCAGAATAGGATTCATACTGATATCCTATCCGTGTATGATAAGCAAACCATTTTCCTTGGGGCTGTAG